GTACATCAAAACTGCGCAAGCAGCTATTACCAACCTAAGCATAGGTGTGTTAAACGGTATCTTCTACAATGCGGCGACAACTTTGAAGCCGACGTGGGCGAACTGGTACAACCAACCTATTACTCCAGCGAACAGTGAAGATATTACAGCGTTCGTTATAGATAATCCGTTCCAACTTTTTGTTTGTGCAACGGATGGTGCAGTAGCACAAGCGGGATATGGTAAAACATATGGCGTAACTGTGACAGCTGCAGGATCAGAAATTTCTGGTCAATCTAGTTCAACGCTAACAACCGGCACTGTAGACGTGGCAGCAAACCAATGGCGTTTAGTAAGAACGGCTGAGGATCCTGAGAACAACGATATGACTGTAGCATATACTTCAGTTGTAGTTGCTCACAACCTTAACCAATACTTACAGAACACTGGTTCTGCTGGTATCACGTGGCAATAATAGGAGCATATAGACATGGCAATATCAAGAGCACAGCTAGTTAAAGAACTAGAACCAGGCCTAAATGCACTATTTGGGCTGGAGTACAAACGGTATGACAATGAGTCTGCCGAAATATACGTAACCGAGTCTAGTGACAGAGCTTTCGAAGAGGAAGTAATGTTATCAGGATTCGCTAACGCTAACGTAAAAGCAGAAGGTCAAGGCGTATCATATGATGAAGCGCAAGAAACTTACACTGCACGTTACACTATGGAAACGATCGCGCTTGCTTTCGCTATCACAGAAGAAGCTATCGAAGATAACCTCTACGATAGATTAGCTTCTAGATACACAAAAGCACTAGCAAGATCTATGTCAAACGCTAAACAAGTTAAAGCAGCTTCACCATTAAACAATGGTCTACCTTCGGTAGGTACATATAAATCTGGTGATGGCAAAGAGTTGTTTTCTACTAATCACACTACGATTGCAGGAGCAACTAAAAATACTTTAACTACTCAAGCTGACTTAAACGAAACTTCATTAGAACAAGCATTGATTGATATCGCTGCTATGACTGATGAAAGAGGTTTAAAAATAGCTGCGAGAGGCGTTAAGATGATAGTTCCGTCTGCTAATCAGTATCAAGCTGAGAGATTATTAAAATCTCAAGGTAGAACACAGACAGCAGATAATGATATCAATGCAATCAACTCTATGGGAATGATTCCTCAAGGATACAGAGTGAACCATTTCTTAAATGATTCTGATTCATGGTACATTATTACGGACGTTCCTAATGGTATGAAACACTTTGAAAGAACTCCATTGACAACTTCAATGGAAGGTGATTTCGATACTGGTAACGTAAGATACAAAGCTAGAGAAAGATACGTTTTTGGCGTGTCAGACTTTAGAGGTATCTTCGGATGCGAAGGTGCGTAATCTAAACTAATTATGTGGCGGGACATAGTTCCGCCACATTTTATTGTTAATAGAAAAAATGAATCTTTATACAGATATATTATTAGAAGAAGAAAGAATTAAAATTTTAAAAGCAGTAAAACAACATGTAAAAAATTTGGGTCCTAAATTTCCTGGATTACAAACTCCTCCTTTTTTTCACGAACATGAGACAATGGAAGTTTTTTTAAAAAAAACTAAACGCCATTATAAAAAATATGATATAGTAAAATGTTGGGCTAATTTTGGTTTAGGTAACACTATAGGATGGCATAGTCATGAAGGATCAGATATAACTATGATATACTTTTTAGAAAATAAATGTGGTATGGGTCCAATGTTAAAAAAAGAGGGTTGTGAAGTGGAAATAACAAAATGTCCGGAAAATTCATTATTAGTTTTTAATAGTAATATAGTACATTCTGCTCCATGTCATTTACCCGAAGAACGATATTCTATAGCTTTTGAAATGATAAAAAAATGAAGAAATTCCTAGTAAAAATATGGGCTTATGATCATTATGCTAAATTTGAAGTAGAAGCTGATGATAATGCTAAATCTATTGAAAATTCTATCCTTGACAAAATTGGAGAAAAGAGTATAAAATGGGAATACATGGGTGAGAATGTTTATTCTACCCAAGTTAACAGAATAACCTATGAGGAGGTTATCGATGATACAAGACCTATACAAACAAAAAAGGTCCTTGGAGTTGAGGTGGCAACTAGAGTATGAACAGTTTGGTAAATATACTCTGGATATGGTCAGAATTGATGACAAAATTAAAGAAGTCATCACTGAGATCAAACTCGAAGAAAATAAGATTGCAGACAGAGAAAATGCAATCGTTAATGCCGCCCCACAAGTTTCAGTGGCTACTTAAATAAACGCCACATCGCTGAAATCCTACATTTCTGCAGGGATCTCTTGCACTCTACTAAAATCTAATATATAAATTAACCACTATACAATTAATTAGAATACTGACGAGTATAGTCGACGGCCTAGAGACAGTATTCGGAAAACTAGGAGGATATAATTATGGCAAACACAACGTTTAATGGACCAGTACGTTCGGAAAAAGGTTTCGAAGTAGCAACTAAAAATACGACAACTGGTGCCGTAACAACTAGATATAGTTCACAACATCCAGATATGACAGGATTGTCTGTATCTGATGTAGCGACAGGAGCAACAAAAACTCTTGCAGCTGATACTATAACTTTTATAAATTACACAGGAGCAGCAGCTTGCGCATGTACTTTACCTGCAGCAACAGCTGGAACTGTAGTAGTTTATGCTCAAGCAAAAGACACAGCAGGTGGAACTAACACATTGTCTTTCGACTGTGCAGGTTCAGATGTTTATAAAACTGGATCTGTAATTGAAAGCAGATCTGGCGCAGAAGTAGCTTTTGATACTTCAGCAGCTAGTGAAACTTTGTTAACTTTCACACCAGCTGACGCAGCAACAAACCTTTTTACGACTGGAAGTAAAATTTATTTCGTATGTTATGAAAAAGGAACTTGGGTCATTTCTTATGAAATGGGCGGAGCTGCTGACGCAACAACTGGTGCGTTTGCTTTTGCATCGTAATCAATAATTTTAAGATGCTCCTCCGGGAGCATCTTAATTAAGGAGAAAAATATGACATCAACTTATGTCAACGTAAAAACAATAATGGATGAAACAGCGTCAAGTGCTACATACTTTGCAGCTGCTCAACAACCAAACACTTCTTTCACGATGGCGAACACTGCTTTTGCTTCTACTCACAATGGTGGAGGAGCAGTTATAACTGCAACTACAGCAGGTGGTTCCGATGGTGCAAAAACTGTAACTTTAACAGGGACGGATTTAAATGGTAATTCTCAAACTGAAGTAATTACATTACCAGCTTCAGCTACTGAGACAGCAGGAACTAAATATTTCTTAACTGTTACTGGAGCTGAAATGAGTGCACAACCAGCAGGAAATGTTTCTTTAGGCTTTAATGCTTCTAGAGGAATGGGAATGTTTGGTGGAAGAACTGCGCTTAAAGGTTTTACATCTTTTAGTGGTGGAACAGCTGGAGATGTATCTTTTCATAATAGTTCAAGTGGTTTACTTTCAAGTGATACTCCATTTATGCAATATAGAACAAATGGGACAGCAGATAATGAAACTCATTTTAATGTACCTGCACTCGGAGTATTATGTACTAGTGGGTTAGTTGTAACTTATACGTTGGATACAATAGATCAGATGAACGTCTTCTTTAATGGATAGGAGTTTAGATGGCAAATACAACATCAGGCTCTTATACATTTGGTAAGACTCTTGTAATCGATGATATAATTTCTGAAGCCTATGAACGAATTGGTTTAGTAGGTTCAGCAGGTCATCAAATACATAGTGCTAGAAGATCTTTAAATATTTTATTTCAAGAATGGGGAAATAGAGGAATTCATTTTTGGGAAATAGGTCAAACTAATATTGACTTATCGGAAGGCACAGCGGAGTATGCTTTTTACAGAGATAGTGCAGATGGTACAAGTGCCACTACAGCACCATCAAATGGTATCTATGGAATAGCTGACATTATGACAGCTTCATACAGAACTAATTATAATACTACTTCACAAACTGATTTACCAATGACTAAAATTGCAAGAGACACTTACGCTGCTCTTTCAAATAAATTAACTAAAAGTACACCAAGTCAATTCTGGGTTCAAAGATTCGTAGACCGTACTACAATTACAATTTATCCAACTCCAAATTCTACAGCAGCAGATAATTATATTAGCATTTACTATGTAGCAAGACTTCAAGATGTTGGAGCTTATACTAATGCAGTAGATGCTCCTTATAGATTTATTCCTTGTATGATAGCGGGATTAGCATTTTATTTATCTCAAAAATTTGCACCACAAAGAACACAAGAAATGAAATTATTATATGAAGATGAATTAGCAAGAGCTTTAGCGGAGGATGGATCAGCAGCGAGTACGTACATTACACCGAAAACTTATTATCCAAATATATAATGGGAAAATTTTCTAAAGGTAGATATGCATTAATGATTTCAGATCGTTCTGGAGCAGCATTTCCATATAGAGAAATGGTTCAAGAATGGAATGGTGCGTGGGTACATAATTCTGAATATGAGCCTAAGCAACCACAAATAGATCCAAGACCACACGGAGCAGATGCACAAGCTTTAGCACATGCTAAACCAGCAAGAGTAGAATTTGCAGTACAAGATCTTTTACCCGATAATCCTTTTACAACTACGGCTGCTTCAAAAAGTTTAAGTGTTTCATTTCCAAGTAATGATTTTAATGAAGGAACAACTTATGTAACATTCAGAGAGCTTAAACAACCTGTTGGAGGAGTTGCGATAGCAACTTTAGAATTAACCACTACATTGAATGGAGCAATATCTGATTCAGCTACTACAATTACTTTAACTGATGCAAGTGAATTTCCTACATCTGGATATATTATGATTAGAAAAGTATTGACTTCAAGTGATACAAGTAATCCACTTCTTGTTGGAACTTATCAAAATGAAGTTATAAAATATACAGGAAAATCTACTCATGATTTAACAGGATGTACAAGAGGTAGTTCAGCACCTTATAAAGGATTAACACCACCTAGTACTACAGCCGGATCACATTCAAGTGGAGCAAAAGTATTTGGTTCTTATTTAGCAACAGCAGTTGGAACAAGTTATACACCTGTAAGTCCTCCAGGAACAGAAACTCAATATAATTCATTAACAGTGCCATTGGTTTCTAATGCTACAAGCACAGCAACAGGGGGCGGTTTTCAGTGTACAATTGGACCCGTAAATGATAGGGATTAATTATGGCTGGAATTAGTTATTCAACATTAGTTACAATGATCAGAAGCTACACAGAAGTAGACGATACTGTATTTACTACAGATATTTTAGAAAATTTTATTTTAAATGCTCAACATAGAATAAGTGGTGATGTACCAGTTGATTCTGATAGAGTTGAGTATGAAGGAACTTTAGCAGCAGATGTTAATACTGTTAGGGTACCTACTGGAATGCTCTTTGTAAGAGGAGTTCAAGTTTTTAATTCTACATCTAGTAGAACAGGTCAAAGTACTTGGCTTCAAAAAAGAGATAGAACTTTTATAAATGAATATGTGGGAAAATTAACAGGTCCTGAAGGGTCTCAAACTGGTCAAGATGTAACCGCATTACCTAAATATTATGCAATGTTTGGAGGAGCAACTGGAGATGGATCAACTACTTCAGGAAATATTATAATGGCACCTACTCCTGATGCTAATTATTTAATAAATATTCATGGAAATGTTGCTCCAGATACTTTGGAATCAGGGAATGTTACTAATTATATTAGTCTGAATTACCCTCAATTATTATTATATGCTTGTCTGGTAGAGGCATATGGATTTTTAAAAGGTCCAATGGATATGTTGACATTATATGAACAAAAGTATAAACAAGAACTAGAAAAATTTGCAAGTGTGCAAATTGGGAGACGTAGAAGAGATGATTATACAGACGGTACTGTCCGTATACCAATTGAATCTGCGAATCAGTAATTAGGAGATAACTATGGCAATAACATCGGCAATTTGTAATAGCTTTAAGCAAGAAATTTTAGAAGCAGAACATAATTTTACAGCTTCAACTGGAAATACTTTTAACTTAGCTTTATACACTAGCTCTGCAACTTTAGGAGCATCTACTACAGCTTACTCAAGCACAAATGAAATAACAAACACTTCAGGAACTGCTTATTCTGCAAAAGGAAAAGCATTAACAAGTGTTACACCAACTTTAGATTCATCAACTGCAGTTTGTGATTTTGCAGATGTCTCTTGGACATCAGCTTCTTTCACAGCTAATGGATGTTTGATTTTTAATGATTCACATTCTACAGACGCAGCAGTTTGTGCGGTGGCATTTGGTGGTGATAAAACTGTATCAAGCGGAACTTTCACAGTTCAGTTTCCAGCAGCAGCAGCAACTACAGCGATAATTCGTATAGCATAAGGAGGTAAGTCCTTATGGCCTACGTAAGAACATTCACCGTCACGGTTAGTGATGGTAAATATTTTATTGATAGTGTTCAACAACCAACTATAAATATAGCCGAAGGTGGTCTATATAAATTTGATCAATCAGATAGTTCTAATTCTACTCATCCATTAAGATTCAGTACAACATCAGACGGCACTCATTCAGGCGGCTCTCTTTATACAACAGGAGTTGATACTGTAGGAACACCCGGTGATTCTGGTGCTTATGTTCAAATTCAAGTAGCAGACGGTGGAGAATATCCAGCTGCTCCTGATCCTCTTTATTATTTTTGTGCAAATCATTCTGGAATGGGTGGTCAAGCAAATACTCCAACAGCTGCTTCTTATGGAATGCGTTCATGGGGTGATAATCAATGGGGTAATCAAAACGAAGTTGATGCATCTTTAACTGGTTTAGGTTTAACTTCTTCTGTTGGAGATGTAAGTGCTTTTCCTGAACAAGGTTGGGGATCAGATTCTTATGGAACTGAAAATTGGGGTGAAAGTGGATTAGCTATTACTTTAACAGGACTTTCAGCTACTGTTTCAGTAGGTGAACCCGTTGCTTCATCAGCACAAGGTTGGGGTAGAGCGGAATATGGTGAAGAACCTTGGGGAGATAGTGATAACCCAGTAGTAAATATAACAGGATTAGGTTTAACTGCTTCTTTAGGAGAATTAGCATATGCTCAATCAACAAGTGGTTGGGGCCGTAATACATGGGGAGATAATGATTGGGGACAAAATACTGCAACAGTTGCTTTAACCGCTCCTGATGGTCTTACGGCGTCTCTTCCAAATGTAGGTTTTGGTTATCAAACTTGGGGATCTGAATCGACTGGTTGGGGTGGCGAGTATTATTTAGTAGCAGCAGATGTAATGGGATTAACAGGAGTAGGTGCTACTTCAAGTCTAGGTACACCAACAATTGTATTATCACCAACTGTTTCATTAAGTGGAGTAAGTGCAACATCTTCAATAGGAGCAATTACTCCAAATGAAATGGAAATAGGTTTAACAGGTCAAGGAACTACTGCTTCTGTAGGAGCTATTACACCAGCAGATGTAATGGGATTAACAGGAGTAGGTGCTACTTCAAGTCTAGGTACACCAACAATTAATGACGCACAAATATTTAATATAACTGGAGTAGGAGCAACTTCTTCAGTTGGTGCTATTACACCACCTGATATGGCTGTAGGATTATCTTCATCCGCTTTAACTAGTGGAGTTGGCTCTATTTCGCCAACAGAAATGACTATGGGATTAACTGGTGTTTCTGCTACAATTAGTGTAGGACAGGTTGCTGGTCCAATAGCATGGAAAAAAGTAACTCCAACACAAGGTGGTAGTTGGAGCAAAAGAACAGCTACTCAGGGCGGTAGTTGGAGTAAAGTTACAACACCGTAATAATAGTAATATATAATGTTGACATTAGGTATAAAACAAATTAAAAATAACAACTTAAGCAGGAGATAAATTATGGCTTCAACATACACACCTTTGGGTGTTGAAAAAATGGCAACCGGTGAAAATGCCGGT